CCAGGAAATGGGGTCAGCCTCGAGCCTGGCGCGTTCGCGCTGAATCTCTGCAGGCGAGAGGTCGACCTTCACCTCGGTGCGTCGCATTCCCGCCTCGAAGAAGATGGCCCACGATTTGAGCAGTTCGCGTTCGTTCTGTTTCATTGTGTGTGTCCTCCTCTCCCGCGTTATTTAAGTGAGTCTTTAATGAAGGCGTCCCAGAGCTTCAGGAATTCCTTGCTCTTGTCAAGGTCGTAGGGTCGGAGCCAGTTGATGAACTTGATGCCCACCGAGATGATGTCGCTCAGTCCCGCCTCGGTCTCCAGCTTCTTGATGGCAGTGGTCAGCTTGGTGATGCTGTCGGCCTCGGCAGCCGAGGCGAAGCGCTGTCCCTCGGGACGTGCGGATATGACGCGGTTGATTTCGGCAATCTGTTTATATAGGTTGCTGATTTGCTGTTCGCGTGTCATGGTGACCCCGACGCGTCGCTCCTCCCACTTTTCCGCCTTCGCCCATCGGTTGATGGTCTGGCGGCTGACGCTCACCTTCTCGGCAATCTCGGCCTGCGTCAGGTTGTCCTTGACGAAGAGGCTCAGCGCCCACTCTTTTTTCTGTTCAGATGTAAGTCCCATGTCGTTACGATTTGATGTTGGTTTATGAAAAATCTCATTACGCTGCCAAAGTTCGCCCCACGGGGCGAACCAAGCAATTTTCGGGGAAATGGTTACAAAGGAGCGTGACGTGGTTACAAGGTAGCGGGAAATGGTTACACACTTTTTTGCTGCCCTGCCGCGGCTGCTCTACTTTAGCGACATGAAAACCAATTAAAGCATTATAGAAGTGAAGACATTTAAATCGTTTTATGACGACGATGAGACCGCACGCATCCTCATCTACGGAGAGATCAGCGACACCGGTGGCGACGGCATGATCACCAGCGGCGGAGTTGTGGCCGACCTGCTGTGGCTTGACGACAGCTACAAGAAGGTGGATGTCCACATCAACTCCGTGGGCGGCGAGGTCTATCCCGGCATAGCCATATTCAACACCCTCCGCCAGATGAAGTCGGAGGTGACCATCTACGTCGATGGCATCGCAGCATCAATAGCCAGCGTCATCGCTCTCTGCGGCAAGCCCGTGAAGATGAGCAAGTACAGCCGCCTGATGATTCACTCGGTGAGCGGCGGATGCTACGGCGACAAGAGAGACCTGGCTGAGATGATCCGCGAGATTGAGAACCTGGAAGAGACCATAGCGGAGATTATCTCCGGACGCTGCGGTCTGGACAAGGAGCAAGTGAAGACGACCTACTTCGACGGCAAAGACCACTGGATAAACGCAGACGAGGCGCTGACCCTCGGTCTTGCCGACGAGATCTACGACGTCGACGAGCCGGTGCCCGACGAGAGCACTGCCGACGACATATATAAGATATTTACTAACCGAATGGAGGCACTGGCTGCCGGCCATTCACAAAAATCAGACGAAATGAAACTGGAAGACTTGAAGAAGATCAACCGCTTCGCTAACTGTGCCGATGAGGACGCCGCACTCGCAGCAGTGGAGGCAACCGCAAAACGTGCCGACGAGCTGGAGACGGAGAACGAGACACAGCGCCAGAGAATCGAGGAGCTCGAAAATGAGCGCGTGGAGGAGACGGTGGACGCCGCCATTAAGGACGGACGCATCACGGCTGACCAGAAGGAAACATACACCAACCTTCTGAAGTCGGACTACAAGAACGGCAAGGCGGTGCTCAACGGACTGAAGCCGCGCCGACTGCTGAAGAATGAACTCAACAACGAAAAGCCGGAGAACAAGGCAACAAGCGCATGGGCTCAGCGTCAGAAGGACATTCGCGACCGCTACTTCGGCAGAAAGGAGTGAACGCCCTATGATGACCGGAAAACAGACACAGCCACCTAGAAGGGTGAAGCTGGCAGGTACGTCCGGAGCAGGCAAGAACTCCGGAACCTACATCCGCGGAGACCGCAAGCTCCGGATGTGTGGCAACCCGCGCCGCGGCTAAGACTGCGACGGAACAATGAGAAACAACAGAACTTTTTATCAATAAATAATCAATTTCTATTGACATGGCACTTAACGTGAACAACACCAACTACAGTGGCGAGGTACTTGACCAACTGCTCACCATGGCAACCACTGGCAACGAGATTGTGGAGAAGGGCCTTCTCTGCATCATCCCTAACATTAAGAAGTCTGTCAGCATCCCTCGTATCAAGGCGGGCAAGATGCTCCAGAAACGCAAAAAGAATCCGGGTGTCGACGATGCCAAGGGCAACTTCGACTACAGTGAGCGTCTCTTGACTCCTCACGACCTTATGGCATTCACCGTGTTTGACCCATCAGCTTTCGAAAGCATCTGGCGTCCGTTCCAGCCGACAGGCGACATGGTGTTCCAGGAGCTTCCGGCCGACGTGCAGAACACCCTGCTCGACGCACTTTCAAAACAGGTGACCTTCGAGCTCGGCGACCAGTATGTCAACGGTGAGTATTCAGAGAACGACGAGGACGGCATGATGAACGGCATCCTCACTCAGGCTGCCAAGGCTAACGACGTGGTCGTAGTCGAGACACCTGACGAGGACACCCTGATTGCACGACTCAAGGCTGTGCGCCTCGCCATTCCAAAGGCAATCCGCAACAACTCTGCGCTCCGCATCATCATGTCCATCAACGACTTCGACCGCTACGACGATGAGCTTACAGAGCGCGAGTACAAGAATGCCTCTGAGACCGACGTGAACGCTCTTCGCTACAAGGGCATCAAGATCGAGACCATCGCGTCATGGCCTGACGATGTCATCGTGGCTACTCTCTGCAGCCCGAACGCATCAAGCTCTAACCTCTTCGCGGCTGTCAGCCTCGAGGACGACGAGCACGTCATCCAGATTGACAAGGTGGCTGCGGCAAGTGAGCTCTACTTCTTCAAGATGTTGATGAAGGCTGACACTAACATCGCATTCGGCGAGGAGTTCGTAGTGCTCGATGCACGCAAGGAGCCGCAGTTTGTGGCTGCAGCAAATGCATAGCGTAAACAATTAACCAGATTAACTAATGCAGATGGAACTCTATACAATCATTGAGCTGGTGCTGGGGGGCGGCCTTGTGGCCACCCTCGCAGGACTGGTGACCATGAGGTCGTCGGTCAGGAAAGCAAGGGCGGAGGCTGACAGCGCACGCGCCGAGGCCGATAAGGCGAAAGCCGAGATCGAGGGGGTGCAGCTGACCAACGCTGAGAACGCAACCCGCATTCTCAATGAGAATATAGTGAAGCCTCTGAAAAAAGAACTGAATGAGACAAGGAACTACCTTGAGGCGGCCAAACGCGAGACGGCGAAAAGCACACGCGAAATGGCTCGACTCAGAAAAGCTATCGACGCTGCTAATAGCTGCCATTATAGCGATGATTGCCCTGTCCTTGAGCGGATGCAGCGCGACAAAAAGCGGGAGCAGCGCGAAGAACAACAGCAGCAGTCAGTCGACGACGACACAGCGGGACAGCCTGAGGCATCAGCTGAGGACTATGACGCTGGAGCCGGTGCCGATGAGTATGGCGACAGTGACGGTAGCGGTGGATAGCCTGCAGCGACTGCCCGACGGCAGTGGCTACTCGGCACGCTCGGGACAAGCAAGCGTGAGCCTTACCCGACGCGGCAGCGCGGTGGAGGCGACGGCGCAGTGCGACTCGCTGGAGCGCGTGGCGACTCTCTATGAGGAGCTCTTCTGGGAAGCTGGGGCGACGGCCGACAGCCTTCGTCAGGCCCTGGAGGAGCAGTCTCAAATGGTGGAGAAACGACGGTCGAACACCGTTCGACCTGTGATTATAGCTTTTATTATCGGCTTCGGTGCCGGTGGATTATTAACTTTTTATTTGATTAAGAGATATGGCAGAAACAGCAAATGACGGTGTACTCGAAGGCATTGACCTCATCCTGAGCGTTGGTGGCAAGGCGCTGGGCTACAGCACTGGCTGTAAGGTCAGCACATCGACAGAGACCGGTGAGCGCATCACTAAGGAGGCGACCAGCGGTAAGTGGAAGGACAAGTATGCGAAGAGCTTCTCTGAGTCTATTTCGGTTGACGGTCTCGTCTTGAAGGATCCAGACTCCGAGAAACCGACCTACGAGGAGCTGAAGGCTATGCAGCTTTCCGGTGAACCTATCGAGGCTCAGTACTCCATTCGCGAGGGCTCTACTCGCGAGGGCAAGACAGCCGGAGGTTACAAGGGCAAGTATATCATCACCAGCCTCGAGCTTGACGCTCAGGCAGGCGAAGACGCTAAGTACAGCGCAACACTGGAGAACAGTGGCGCCGTGACTAAGGTGACAGATGATGCCGCATAAGGCACACATACACACACTGAATAAGATAGTCTTGTAGGCGGTGCAGACGTGCCGCCACAAGCTATTCTGATAAACAATCAATAGAGAGAGAGTTCCATTATGAAAAAGATAACAATCAGCATCAACGGCAAGGATTATCCTTGCTACATGACGATGGGTGCCATCGTCTACTTCAAGCGACTTTCAGGTAAGGACATAAGTAAACTTATCGAGGGTGATCTGGAAGATAACCTTATGATGATTTATTGTGTGCTGAAGGCTGCAAGCAAAGCTGAGGGAGTGCCGTTCGACACGGACTTCCCGACCTATGAGGACTTCATTGTGGCTATCACTCCTGACGAAATGGCCGGGATGAGGACTCTGGTGGAGGCTCAGCTGACGAGTCAGGCGGCTGATGTCGATGACTCAAAAAAAAAGAGGGCGAAGAAGTAGAGACTGACATCGACACGTTGACAGGCATAGCGATGGGGTGTATTGGGATGAGTATGACAGACTTTTGCCGATGCACCCCTTCGCAGTTTAGGGCGATTTATCGGTCGTGGTCGGAGCGGCAGCGCGACGACCTTCGCCAGCAGTGGGAGCAGAGCCGCATGATGTGTATGTGCATGCTGCAGCCCTACTCGAAGAGCAAGCTGAAGCCGAGAGACGTGATGCAGTTCCCGTGGGATGAGACTCCGGCGAAGGCTAAGACGAAGAGCCGACCGAAGGAGGAACTGAGCGAGGAGGAGAGAATGGAAAGGTATAGAAAAGCTGCAAAAAGATATGGATATGAAAGCATCGGAAAAGGTAGTAAGTAAGATTAAGGAGGTTGAGGGTCTGAGGCTGGAGGCTTACAAGTGTTCGGCCGACAAGCTGACGATTGGCTACGGCCATACGAGCGGGGTGAAGGCTGGGCAGCGCTGCACGAAGGCGCAGGCTGAACAGTGGCTGAAGGATGATTTAGCGGTGGTTGAGCGCCAGTTGAACGCTCTTCATCTGACGCTGAGTCAGAACCAGTTCGACGCTCTGGTGGACTTTACGTTCAATATCCGATGGTCGAGCTTCACATCAAGCACGCTGCTGAGGAAGATTCGCCAGAAGGCTCCGACGGTGGAGATCCAGGCAGAGTTCCGCCGCTGGGTGTGGTACACCGACAAGAACGGCGTGCAGCACAAGTCCTCCGGGCTGGTCAGCCGCAGGGAGTGGGAGTCTGAGCTGTGGGGGGAGGGCTAGCGATTGCGACGCTTGCCTCTGCAATGATCTTCAATGTTTTTGCAGATGTTTCTCGCAACGAACCACCAAAGTATCGGGAACCCGTAAATGAATAACACGAGCAACCATGGGTGATTCAAAACAAATTCATTAAAATGTACCATAACATTGTAACTTTTGCCACAAATATAAGAAAATAAACGATATACGCAATGGATAAGACTGTTAAATTTAAAGTTGAATTCGAGAGCAACGGCCAAAAAGTGTTCGGAGATGTGACCATGGACGTCAATGAGCTGACTGAGACCATCGGCAAAATGGTCAAGGAGATAAAGAATGCGTCTGGCAGTTTTGAAGAATTTGCCACGACAGCGATGGCTCTTAGCTCCGTTAATTCAATCCTGGAT